CACAACTACTTGCTAAGATTAACGACAAATTTGTCCTATGAGCAAAGAACTATTTGAAAACCTACGGGAGACTGAAATAATCGCGCAAATGAGCGAAGAAATCTACAAACAGATACCCAGCGAACTGCGTCAAAGCAATGAAATACCTTAGACTGATAGCAAACATATTCGTTATGGCGATGTGCTTGGCGATAATCTTAATAAGATATTCGATACGATAAACAAAACGATGATGAAAAATAGATACATAATATACAGATTAGGGGAGAACGGAGAGTACAACCAATTTGATTGGGTAATGCACACAGAGGAAGATGACGATGGCTTTGAGATAGAGCTACGGCTGACGATAGAGGGAGTGGCTTTCGATAGAGATACGGAAAGGATGGACAACGAGGACTTCTTCTTCCTTGACCCGATAGACGTAGAGCATATAAAGAAGTCTCTCTACACGGTAATTGAGACTGAGTACGGAGTTACTGGAGACTACGACTACTGGTACATAATAAGAGAAAAAGCTACCGCAAGTGAAATAGTCAGGCACTTACAGACACAAGCGGAAGAGATGCAACAACAAATAAACAATTCAATTTTATAATGGATAGATACGTAGCATACTATAGGGTTTCCACTAAGAGACAGGGAGAGTCAGGCCTTGGTCTTGAGGCTCAGGTTAGAATGGTTGAAGGTTACGCTAGGAACGGTGTCATCATCAAGGAGTTTACTGAGAAGGAGACAGGTACATCGAAACGTGAACGACCTATACTCGCTGAGGCTATAGAGATGTGCAAGGAGACAGGAGCCAAGCTACTGATAGCCAAATTAGACAGACTTGCCCGTGATGTTCACTTCATATCGAGCCTAAGTAGAACAGGTGTTGACTTCGTTTGTTGCGATAATCCTAACGCTAACAAGCTGACCATCAATCTATTAGCGTCTGTTGCGGAGAGCGAGGCTGAGGCTATATCTTCAAGAACAAAGGCAGGTCTTGGCTCTATCAGGGAGAGGATAAAGAAAGATGGTAGTTACGTGTCGAGGTCTGGTAGAAAGATAACATCTCTTGGAACACCTGAGAACCTGACGGATGAACACAGGAGGAAAGGTGGAGAAGTTATCAGTCAGAGATTCAAGAATAATCGTAATACTAGGATGGCACGACCATACGCAATGGAGCTGAGAGGCAGAGGTCTGGAGCTTACAGAGATAGCTGAAAAGCTGAACAGTAACGGCTTTATAACGGCTACTGGAAGACAGTACAACAAGTATAGCGTACATAAACTGATAAAGTAATGAATGGTAAAAGAAATAGTAATAAAAATTAAACAACTAAAACAACTGATAAATGAAAGGAAATGTTAAAGTAATAGTAAGGGTTGCGGAAGAACATCCTGATGCTGAGATATTCAAATGTCTTGGAGGAAAGGTAGTAATGAAGGTCAAGGACTACGACTACGCATACGAGTTTGCGATGACAATACTTAACTTGCGTGAATCTGAAATGTTTGAACACGGAGACTTAATGTTCTTCAATGAAGGAATACTAATAGAGATAGACAGATAAAAATGAAAATAAAAAAAAAGAACAGAACAGAATTTTCAGACAGGCTCATTGAAATAATTAACTCAGTAAGGCAGGTTAACCTTGAGGAAGACACGAGGGATAGAGATGTGGTTGAGTCTAGGTTTATATTTTTCAAAATAATGAAGGACTTTAACCCTAAAATGTCTTTTACGTACATAGGTTCATTCATAGGGAAAAGTTACGACCATTCCTCTGTTATACACGGAAAAAATACAATAGAGGATTTAATGAAGATAAATAGCAATCTAAGGGTTGATTACGAAAAAATACTTTTAAAGCTAAACGGACAAGACTCAAAAGATTCAGAAGTTAGATTAGAGGACTTGCATAAAGAAATGCTTGAGTTCAAAAACATCATTCAAAGGCAGAGCTTATACATAGCCGAATTAAACAATGATTTTAAGGAGGTTAAAGAAAGGACAAGGCTCCTGACGAATGCAAATAAAGAATACAAACCAGTGGTAGACCTATTACTAGAAAGACTACCAAAAAACAAAATCAAAAAAGCTCTTCCAAGTTTAAGAGCATTACTAAACGGACTATAAAATGACAAAACAAGAAGCAAACGAAGCAATCAACGAAGCAATAATGCTTTTAGTTGAAGTATCAATTCAAGGAGAAGAACACTTAATAGGGACTCCTCTTAATGTAGTTTTTGGAGGCATATCAGCCGCTGTGCTTAGTGTTAGTGACCCCGATGCAGATGATGACATGAAAGAGTCATCACTAAGACTATTAGAGGCTATAGCAATGGTTATAGACTCATCTCAGCTAATTAAAGAGATTGACATCAGAAACCAAATAGACGATTTAACTAATGGGTTGGATTAAGATAGACAGGAACATCGTCAATCACTGGCTCTGGTCTGACGAGAAGAAACTTAAATGGTGGCTAACAATATTAATGGAGGTAAATTACAAGGATAAGGTTATGTCTTTAGGGTATAAAACATATCACGTTAAAAGAGGTCAATCGTCAAGAAGCATACGTTCTTGGGCTGCTATTTTTGAGACAGGAACGAAGTCAGTTTTAAGGTTCTTTGATATGCTAGAAGAGGACGAATTGATATCAAGAAAAGTAATTGGTAAAGGGAAACACTCAACAACACTGCTAACTATCTGTGAATACTCTAGTTACGAAATTGATTCTGATGAAAATGAAACACAAAAGGACACGTTAAATAGTACACAAGGAAACACGCAAGAGGGTACACAAGAGGGGTACAATATAAGAAAGGAAGAAAGTAAAGAAGGAAAGAAAGAAGAAGATAATATAAGTTCCTCTTCTGAAAAATCAGATAATATTGATACCTTAGCCCCCCATAAAAATGTAAGTAAAACAAATAAGCGTCCAACTAAGGATTTAGTTATAGAGTACTTTGTAGAGAACGGATACAGTCAACAAGCAGCAGAGAGAGCGTTTGATTATTACGAGTCAGGAACAGAGCCAGGTCAAGTATACTGGAGAGACAGTAGAGGGAATATCGTTAAGAATTGGAAGCAGAAGATGAGAGGTGTTTGGTTTAAGGATGAGAACAAGGTTGATGATAGTGTTCCTGTCTTAGAAGAAGGATGGGTATTTGTAAGTTTAAATCAAGCTAAAGAGATTGTAAGAGGAGATTACCCAACGATGTATGATGAGTTCAAACAAAATGGGCGAGAGGAACTACTAATTAAGAAGAGAATGGACGATAACCCTTCATACACCGCAGTTGGCAGCGGATGGAAGTACAAAAGGGTAAGCTAACGGTTTGGCTATGAAAAGTAGCGGAAATCAAAGAACAAAACTATCAAAAATAGATACAGTAAAATTGAAATATTAACCTACCAAACAGCACAAACTCCGCTATTTTTTATAGCTGTTGTTATGCGCTGGGCGGTCTAAATTGAAACAATATGGGATTAGCAGTAAGAGTTTACAAAAACATTAAGCAAACCAATAATGAAGAAGAATACGACTTTGAAGCCTTTGTTATTGATGATAATTGGAAGTATAAAATTAAGAACCTTGAAGAAGGCAAATTGTACGAAGGTGATTGTGTAGATAGGACTATTTCTTATCCATACTCTGCACATAATAGATTTAGAGAAACGCTTTTAAAGCTAATTGGTAGGGATGATTTATTGACAAGTGAGGGGAAAGTTGATTGGGCTAATTTGCCTTCTGATATTCCTTTCTATGAATTAATTGACTTTGCAGATAATGAAGGTTGCTTGGATTGGGAAGTGTCTGAAAAACTATACAAAGACTTTAAGGATTGGGAAACAAAGGCTGATGAATTTTATTCTGATTTTCAAATTGATAAATACAAAGAATGGCTTAATGTTTTTGAATTAGGAAAAGACCGTGGCGTAGTGGTGTTTTCGTAGCCTTGCGCATAACGGTAGGTATATGGTTAGTGCGCCTATCTTGAACGTTTGAATTAAGCACTGACCTAACTTGGCGCATTAACTATATACAATGTTGTGTGCCGTTAATTTTATAACTATGAGAATAAAAGGATTTGAAATTGACACCCACAGCCAAAAACCAATAAGTGCTGCATATTATGTCAATAAAACATTTGAGGTATATTTTGACGGGTTTACTATCGTAAAAGAAAATTGTTCAATTAAGCAAGGGAAGAAAATATGTAAACAAATTGGTATCGAATGGGAATGGGGTGATGATGTTGCTGTCTTTTAATGGCACACAACGTCTACGGCTATGAATTGAAGCCGTATAACTAAATGTTCAATTCAAACAAATAACCTTAGCAAAGGCTTTTATTTATAGCCATTGTTAGCAAACGTTTTTATTATGAAAATATC